TCAATGCTCGGGACAGCCGCGGTAGCGCCGCGCGAGCCCACGATCTTGGACACGGCACGGCCGACCAGCGGAACAGCACCGCCAATCGCACCGCCAATGCCGGCACCCTCTGCAGCGCCGACAAGGCGGTTCTGGACTCCGCCCTCGCCGTTGCCGAAGCCCTGCACGCCACCAAGCCCCGCCCCCATAGCGGCGCCCTGCAGCACCTTCTGCCCAAGGCTCGCGCCCTCAGCGAAGGAACCGCCCGGCACGATTGCCATGGTCGGGATGGAGCCTGCTACTTCGGAGACCGCCGCAGCGATCGGATGACGGGTGCGGTAGTCCTTGACCGAATTGCGGATGTTGCCAGTCACTCGGTCATAGCCGCCCGAGAAGGTGCCCTTGCTGCCTTCGGGGCCGAAGCCCATCCAATCGAGCGCGCCACCGATGGCCCCGGCCGCCTCGTCGCCAAAGCCCATGGTGAGCCCGTTGATGGCGGTATCGAGTGCGGTCCCCTGCCCTTCCATGGGGTTCTGCTGGGGCACGGCATCCGGGAATTTCCTCTGGATGAAGCCCTTGATCTGGTCGGCCGGCATATTGTCGGGGAACTGCACTCGCGACCCGTCCGGCATGGCGACGATGGGCATTACTTGACCCCGAAATATTCGCGGTAGTCGATCACGCCGCCATTGCCCTGGGGGGCCTGCGCCGGCTGGCCGCCAAAGGCCGACGGGGCGATCGCTTCAGTCTGCGGGGAGAGCGGTGCAAGCTGGCCGGAGGCGCGCTGTTGGGCGAGATTGAGCAGCTTCACGAGCTCCTGACGGAACTCAACCAGCGCCTGCTTGTAGTCGGCATCGTTCATGTCGAGCTTCTGCAGGCGGTTATAAGCTTCCTTGGCCGACTGCCCTTCCGCATTGGAAATCTGGCCGGCGCCGCGGAGGTCGTTGTAAGCCTGCAGGAACGTGCCGCCGAGCACCTGGTCGAGCCGCGACTTGGCGCGGTTGGCATCGCCGTTGAACCAGTACGGCACATTGGAGCCGACGGGACCGGTAATACGATCAAGACCGGGGTCTTGCAGGAGCGCGTCGATCTCGTTGATCATGCGCTGGCCAGAAGCAAGGGTCTGCGGAAGCTGCCCCGCCACGTTGCCCTGTGTCGTGCCCTGAGCCTGCGCAGCCGCCTTGCCGGTCACGTCCTGAGCGATCGGCTGGGCACCGCTCGCAGGAGACATGCCGCCATGCTGAGAGACCGGAACAAGCTGGGTGCCGGTGTCGAGGTAGTTCACGCGGTCGTTGAGCGTCACGCCCGGAGGCGTGGACACCTGAGACATGCCGCCCTTGCTGTTCATCTGCATCAGGACAGGCTTGCCGTCCGGGCCAGTGCCCCAGATCGGCGTCATGCCATACTGACCGATGCCGGTGAGGCCCATGTCCTGCGCGATGTACTTCGACGCGAGCTCGGGGTCGCTCTGCAAATAGGCAATCGTCTCCGGATCGAGCTTGCCCTTACCGGAACGGGCCTTGAGGAGATTGTTCAGCGCGCGGCGACGCTGATCGTTCGCCATGCTCTGCGGGGCCTGCTGCCCGAAGTTCGCCAGCGCCATGCCGAAGGTCGGCTGCGAGAGCAGCGCCGAGCCGAGCGACATGAGCGAGTTGGAATTGTTCTGCAGGAAGCCGCCGAACCGGCCGGGCTGAGGCTGTTGGGGCTGCGGCACGGGGCTGAAACCCGGCTGCGGCGCGGTCGCCTGCGGCATGTTGAGGATGCCCTGCCCGTAGACCGGGTTGCTGAGCAATCCGCCGTAGGGGTTGTACGGGTCAGCGTTCGAGAAATCGACCATCGGTTAGAACCCCAGAAGTCCGCCCAAGATGCTACCCTGGCTGGCATTGCCGAGGATGCCGGCACCCATCGCACCCGCGCCCAAGATCTGCTGAAGAACACCCGGCTGGGCGACGCTCTGCGAGGTCGTGCCGCCGAGGGAGCCGTTGCCTGTGAAGATCGCGTTCGCGGCCGCGAGACGCTGCCATGGGGCCTGCTGCTGCTGGTCCCAAAGCTGCTGAGCGGCCGTATCCTTCCGCTGCTGCAGATCCTCATTCGCGGCGCCGACCTGAGCCATGCGCTCATACGGAGCAAACAGCGACTGGTACGCCTGCGGTGCAGCGTTGACGGCATTCAGCTGGTTGTTGATGTTGTTCTGCCAGTTGGTCGAGAACATCTGGTTGCGGAGGTCGCCAACCCTCTGGCTCACGTCCGTCGCCATGTTGGCCGAGCCGTACCGGCCACCCGCCGACCACTGCCGGGCCAGGTCATCGCCGAGCATGCCGGCCTGCTTGTTCACCTGATCCTGGAAATAGGGATTGTCGTTCCCCTGCAGGATGCCTTGGAGGGCGGAGACAGACTGACCGGCAAGCGGATTACCGGCCTGCGCCGTGCTCTGGATGCCCGAGAGGGCCTGCTTGGTCTGGTCGGAGAACGGGACGACGGTCTCGCCGGTATAGGGCTGATAGCCCGTGCCGGCCTTGAGGAGGTCGGACGCCGACTTCATCGAGGTCTTGAGGTACGGCTGTGCCGGAGCCCAAGGTGCCGAGGTCGAGCTGTTGGATGTCGTCTGTTCAGGGCCGGGCATCTCACAAGACCTTTCCCATAACCACTCTCAACGGCTCGTAGCCGGGGAGAGCGCGCGCCCAGCCCATCCGCCCCTCGCATTCTATGCGGGTGCAGCCGTGCTGACGTGCCAATTGCTCGAATTTCTCCAAGGCCGGCCGGAGCCAGGCCTTCATGTCATCGCCGCCGATATGCTCGATGACGGCTATTCGTCCGCACTTCCTCTCGCGCACTGCGGAGGACATCGCCGCCAGAAGCGGGAGCGGTTTGTCGTCTCGGTAGATCGCCCAGAGAAGAAGCCGTGTTGCCTTGGCTTCGCGATGGATGGCTTCAACGGTCCATTCGGTATGGACGGCATCGACAGCCTTCTGAAAACACGGCTCCAGAAGCGGCCAGATTTCGTCAATCCGGTCGCCCCAGATATTGTCGAGTACGATCACAAAAGCCGGGCGCTCTTCGGGTCGCCCTTGCGCGACACCATGGAGAAGACGCGCACATGCTGACCGCCATTGCTCGGCGTCACCCGCAGAATGTCACCCGGATTGAGCACGATCCCCACGTCCACCCAGACATACGAGTCCGCCGCGGGGATCACGGCCGCTTTCTTGAGCGTGTATTCCGTGGTTCCGTTGTAATAGAAGATGTCAGCGGTCCCGGCCGAGCCACCGGACGCGCAGATGTTGATGCGATCGACGAAGTACCAATGACCGCTGCGGCCAGTCAGCACGTCGGTTTTGACCGTGCTCGACGGGGCCGCAAAAACGCTTTCGTAGTGCGCGTTGATCTCAAGCGATGCCATCAGCGCACCCCGTCGGGAACGAGATCGTTGTCAGGCACCTCAACGCCCTGCAGAGAGGTCCATTCCTCGCCGGCTGCAATCGACACTTCCGCCCGCATGTACCGGCCGCTCACGCGCTGGGGCACAAACCCCGTAACGTCCATGTCCGCCACCGCGGTCCATGTCGGCGTGGCCTGCAGGTTCTCGCGCGCTGCCGTGCGGCCCTGCGCATTCACCGCATCCGTGATCGGGCGGAACCCCCTTGCGAATGTCCGCTTGCCGGGGATCGGCTGGAACTCTGCCGTCTGCGCGATCGCCGCCATATTGGCGCCGTTGAAGTAGGCCAGTTTGAACGCGCTATCGAAGGCCCCGACATAGGGTACGCCGCCCATGAACGTCGGCGAATCGAGCGTAATGGTCATCGAGTCGAGGCTCGGATAGAGCGTGTCGAGATCGTCCATCGACGTTGCCGGCGTCGCGGTCGCAAACAGGACGCTCGCGCTCACATCGGCATGAGACCATTGCTTTAGCCCATCGTCGTAGCAGAGCAGCACGTCGAGAATGGACGAGGAGTTGCCCTGCGACGGTGCCAGCCAGAAGATGCGGGGCTTCAGCGGATCCGCAACACCCTGAATGATCGGCAGTCGGGTCAAATCAATGGTTTCTTGGAACCAGCGATCGACCACCTCGAGCCCGATCGGAACGCTCACATAGCCGGTGTCAGGCCCAATCCGACGGAACCCGTTCCGGCCGAAATAGAAGCAGGTTGTCCCTCTCGAAACGAGGCTTTGCGAGGCAACAAGGCCCTGCGCATCCTCGATCTTGGCGAAGGAAAACACCGTCTGGTCCGTCGTCTGGGCAAAACGACGGATAGCGTTCTCCTGGAAGATCAACCCGGCCTCGAGCGTCGTGATGCCGGTGACAAATCCGCCGTCAGGGAACAGTTGGAAGTCAGAGGATCGCTGACCGTGCGTCCAGTAGGTCGCATCGTTGAGCGCCGACCACTCGACGCCGGTCGGATAATTCGTCGTCCTCCCCAGCATGAGGAAATCGCCGACGGCCTTGACGATGCGGGCGCCGGCAGGAGCTCCCGAGACCGAGGCAAAGGTCACCCCGGCATCCACGTCCATCGATAGGAGCCCGTCATTGCCATTCGTGGCGTAGACGACGCTTCCATATTGGGCCATGGACCAGTATTCACCCGAGGGCACGTTGTAGGTCGCGCCGCTCCGATCCGTCCACGTGGTCGAAGTGGCGTACTGATAGAGCTTGGTTTGCGTTCCGGCGATCGTGACGAAGTTGCCGTCACTTTTCCGGGCCGCAATGCCCCCAAGGCAGACCGCTCCGAGGGCACCAGAGGACGCTACAAGCGCCGGCCACGGGTGATAGGCATTTGCCCCCGGCAGAACGCCTTTAGCCTCTCCAGCAAGCCCGCTATTGAGGTCGTAGGCGTCTGGCGCCCAGGCACCAAAAGAAATCGTCGGCATCAGAACGCCGTCATCGACGATGAACGGACGAACAGCCCGGCCCGGCTGAACATGTCGGCGTTGCCGAGGCCGGCGAGGTAGGACAGAAGCAGCGTCCTGTGCGCGATCGCCTTATCCTGCTCCTGCATGAACAGGTAGAGATTGAAGAGGCCCGCATGCAGGTAGACGCCGGGCGATTTGGTGAGGAGCCAATTCGTGGTCGCGTCGGCCGTCGTGATCGTCGAGATTTTGGCGAAATAGGTGAGCTGGATGTCGGCCGAGACGAAGATGTTCGATCCCGTCATCGAGTAGAAGACCGGCAGAGGGCTATCGCCGTTCGGATAGGCCTCGGTGTACCAGTTCAGATCCTTGTAGATCAGATTGCGCGTCGGCGAGGCGTCGGTCTGGACCATGATCGGTTCCAGAAAGTCCGCCGGCAGAGGCGCCAGATTGTTGGTGCTGGTGATCGAGGTCGGCCCGCTCTCCATGTCCCGCACGCGAAGAGCGGGGATGTGATACGGGTCTTCCGGCTTGCCATGGCCGTAGTTGAAGATCGTCTCCGATAGCGTGACGAAATCCGGGAGGTTGGACGAGAGGTCCGACCGCAGCGCGTAGCTCGCAAGCGCGGTCTTGAGCTCACCGTAATTCGTGATGGCCATCAGATCGCCTTGTCGGTGGTGAGCAGAAACCGATAGTCAGGATCGAGCAGCTTGCGGCGGAGGTATTTGCCGCGCTCCGGCTGTGGCAGGGACGGGAAATAGACCCCATCTTCCCGCAGCCATTTTTCGACGATCACCATGGGGATCGAGGCGATGTGTCGGCCCCAATCCGATTTCTGCGGGATGGTCTGAAGCACCTTGTTGTGCTCCAGGATCGGCTCGACATCCTGCGTGGTGACGAAGGTCGTGGTCTTGGCGCCGTGGTCCTGAATGACCTTGCGGCTAACGCCGTCCCATTCGGCCATGTTGGCTACTGCCGCGAGAAGACTTCGACCAGGTAGGATTCGAGCGTGAGCGTTTCGCCCGCCAGGGCCTTCTGGCCCGTTATGACGAGGGACGTTGCCGCGGTCGTATCGACGGCTGACGTGACGTTGGCCGACGCGCTCGAGGAGCCTAGACCGCCATTGGTGGCAGCCGAGGCAAATCCGACCTGCGAATTCGCAGCATTCCGGTTCGCAATCATGGTCAGAGAGGCATAACCGACCGAGGTCGTGAACACCGGGTTCATGTAGATGGTGCCCGATCCGCCGCTGAACCGGATGCGGAGCGTTTTGTTGTTCGCCGACGAAGTGAACGACCACAGCGTATAGATGCGAAGGACGCCGTTGGCGCCCATGACACCGGCGGGAACGTTGATGGTCGCGAGAGTGTCCTCGCTGGTGTCCGCTGGCGTGCTGATCGCGGCTCCGCCGGCACCAAGGACGAGCCCTTGCGGAGGAATGACAAGGGGCATCTCAGAGCTCCGTCGCGAAGAGAGAGCCGGCGCCGGCGGCTGCCCAGATTGCGTCAAGGCGGCCGAGATATATGGGTGTCGGCATTTCCCAATAGCCGCCGTTGCCGGAGATCTTTACCGTGAAGTCGGATGCGCTCGCGGTCGTGCCGTACTTCACATAAACATCGTTCGCATCGGTGTTCTGGAGGATGAGCCCCTTTCGCGAAGTATTCACGGGGAGGAGCTGCTGGGAGGCGGCGGTCGAGGCCAGCGAGGTAAGACTGGCGGCGAGCGTCGCTAGCTGGAATGCCATCGCCTCGGCTCCCTTAGACGGCCGCGGAGCGAACCACGGCGTAGAACATGCCGGGGATGCTGGAACCCGAGGCGCCCGACGGCGTGAACGAGATCACGTCGTCCTCATTGACCGTGTTCGCACCGGTCGGCGTGGCCGAGAAATGCTGGCCGGCGGCGGCGCCAGAGACGGTAGCCGTGAGAGTGCCGCCGGTAACCGCGGTCCCGTTTACAGCAACGGCGACCGAGCAGTTGGCCGAGGTGATGACGCCGCCGGTGACCATGCCGACTTTAATGACCTTGCCGCGAAACGGCACGCGCACATAGGCTGCGGCGGCGCTGGCGCCGATGCTGGCCGAGTGGCATTCGATCTGTTCTTCAGTAAGCGGATGATTGACGGGAAGAGCCATGTCAGGCCTCCTGTGTGAGCTGTTGAATGAGAGAGCCGGTGAAGACCTTCGGCCCGATGTGGCCGAGACTGATTGTCGGATCGACGTTGACGCGGTAGCCGCACGAGCGGACGTCGGCCCAGAAGGCAACGTCCTCGCCCATGGCCATTTCCCCGCTCATCCCCATGCGGAAGATGTGCGGTATCGGCTCGCCGTCGTTGATGTCCGGGAACCGTGCTTTCGGAGCCTGCTCCGCCAGCTTCTCGACTACCGATCGAGACAGACAGGCAAAGCCGAGGCCGAGGTCTTTGGCCGGCAGGCAGCCATGCTCATCGGCCTCGATGGTTTCCTGCTCGAAGCGAATAAACCAGTTGCCCGTCGCATGACGAGGCGGATAGGCCGCCGCGATTACGTCCTTGACCGTTGACAGGCCGAGCAGCCGAATGAACGCATCGGCGGACCAGGCCATGTCGCTGTCCACCCAGAACAGCCGCTTGAACGGCGTCTGGAGGAACTGCCATGCGATCTTCGACCGGGCGTGATGGACGAGGGACGAGCCCTTGCCAAAATAGACCTGGAGAGGAATGCCGCGCTCGAAACAGGCTTGCTGCGTGTCGAGCAGGCTCCCAACCGTTTCCGGCGGAAGATCGCGATGGGTAGGCATGGCGAGCATCACGGAGATGCCCGCCATGTCGAACTTCATTAGACGGTCGCCGAGAACGGAGTGGCGAACGCGGCACCGGTGGCCGACAGGAAGGCCTTGACGGTGAAGACGCCCGAGGCCACGTCAACCACCTCGATCCACTCACCAAGGCTCACCGAGCCGGTCGTGGTGCGGTTAAGCGTGATGGTGTCCGAAGTCGCCGAAGTGGCGAAGCCGAGAACGGCGTTGCCGGTATCGACGCGGGTACCGAAGGCCATGCCGACCATAACATCGGTCGAATTACCGACCTTGACGATGTGGTTGTTCGAGGTCGCCAGAACCGAGACATAGAACTTGAACTTGGCACCCGAACCGGTCGCCTGCGGAAGCGTGACGGTCGTGCCCGCGAGAGTGTCGAGCTTGATCGTCTTGCCGCCGTGGACCGCGTTGGACAGCGCCAGAGTGGAGCCGCCGGCAACCACGGACTCGCCGCGGATCGCCCAGCCAGGGAGCTTCTTCGACTGAGCGGCCGAGGCCACATAGGCCGGCACGTAGTCGGCGGAATCGAGAATGGTCGTCGAGGCCGCCAGATCGCCATTGATATTGTGGATAGTGCTCATTTGCTCTTTCCTCAAAAGGAAAGGGCGGCCGAAGCCGCCCACGTTGATGGGTTGGGGTTCAGCCGCCTTACGAGGTCGTGTTGTCGAACACGCCGAAGGACGACTTCTCGTTGCGGGCTTCCAGCGTGTACTCGGTGAGGATCTGCTTGCGCCGGCTGTCGCCGGTGACCGCGAGGTCGTTGGTGACCATGTTGCGAAGGAAGGCGATCGCCCACATGTCGGTCTGGAGGCCGAGGATGTCGCGCGCACGGATGTTGCGGCAGGGAGTGACGGTCAGGGAGCCGAAGTCGCTCTCGTACACGTCCACCGAAGCGATGATCTTCTTCGCCTTGGTGTCCTCCATCGGCGTCGCACGACCGGTGAAGGTCGAGAACGCCTGCTTGTTGAAGGCGCCGCAATAGAGGGCCGAGGGCTTGCCGCCCGAGGTCCACGCCGCCGAAATGGCCGCCTTCAGGCGGGCCTCGGTGAAGGCGATCTGCGTGCCGTCCGTGCGGGTGTTGGCGCCGGTAGCGGTCGAGGGATCGGCCGCACCGCCAGCAACGCCCTTGGACGTGTTGGTCTTGATCCAGGAGAGGATCGAGCCGAGGGTACGAGCGACGCCATCCGAGCCGGAAGCCTTGGCCTGGTTGGTGCCGAACAAGATCGTTTCCATGTCGATCTTGAGCTCTTTGCCCTTCTTGACGCGCTGGTAGTCCATTTCCGAGTCGCGGCCGGCCTTGTTGATGACTTCCTGCGTGCCGGTGACGCGCGCCACCTTGTCGGAAATCTGGGCGATGTTGCCGAGACGGACGGTCGGGGTCGCCGCATCGGTCGTGGCGTCGTCGCCTTCAAGAACGGCGTTGCCGCTGTCGGCCGTGGCGAGCGAGTCGGTCTGCCATTCGTGGTTGACGGCAGAGGCCTTGGTGCGCTCGAGGGACGACAGGATGGGCGTCTCGGTCGGGGAGACGTTGTAGATCACGTCGGCGAGGTCTTCGCGGTTGCCGATCGACTCGTAAGTCGCAAAGGCATTGGTAGGAAGTGCCATTGGAATGACTCCTTAGGCTCGCTTGCGCATCCGCTGGAGCAGGGCCACTGCATCCTCAGGTTTGCCGGAGCGTTCGAGCTTGGATTTGAGGGTTTGAATGGCCTCGGCCGATGCCTCGCCTTTGGCGGGCGCCGTACCAGGGCGTTGCACGGGGGTGACAGGCTTGGGCGCGGGGTTCTTGACCTGGGCCTTGGCGGTCCGAAGTCTCACACCGTCGAGCAATAGAAGCTGAAGGCGATGGTCGCGCAGGCTGATGCCCTGCTGACCGCTCCACAGCGCGTGCAATTCCCCATCAGTGAAGCCGAGATCGGTCAGCATGGACCGGGCCTCACTCTGGAGCTTTGCCGCCTTCTGCGGATCGCTGAATTCAGGGACCTTGGCGCGGAAGGCTTGATCTTCCTTAGCCGTGAAGTCGGCCCACTGCTTCTGCGCTTCCTGCTGCTGCTGCTGGCCTACACGCTCAGCCTCGGACCGCACCGCCTGGAGACGCTTCTGAGAGGCGTCCCAGCGCATGTAGCGAACCGGGTCTTCCTGAGAGAGGCGATCGACGTCGTCCCACGACTTGATGTCGGAGAACTCGCCGGCTACCTGCTGCTCGATGGCCTGCAGTAGATTGGGAAGAGCTGCTTCGTATTGCTGCCTTGCCTGTTCGGCTGCCTGCTTCTCGGCCGATGCGGCCTTACGCTCTTCAGCGGCCTCGTTTTGCCTACGGAGGAAGTCGGCTTCGCGTGCCCGCTCGCTGTCTGCAACCATCTGCTGCAGATGCGGAGGGAGGGACTTGAAAGCGTCCTTGTGCTCTTTCGACCATGACCTAGGCGCATCGATGGACGGCTCATCGGCCGGATCGGGTTCGCCTTCAGTCTCGCCGGGGACCGGTTCGTCCGGGCCGGCGTCATCCCCATGCGGGGCTGATTCTTCAACCGCCGCGCCAGCCTCTACGGGCGTCGCAGGCGGTTCCTTGTTGATCTTCCCGAGCATGCCAGCCGCTTCGCGCGCGGTCATGACCTCGGGGATGGAAACGGGCGCAGAGGTAGTCTCGGCGGCGGCCGGAGCCGCACCGTTGGTTTCATCGGTCATAAGGGGTCCTTAGTTAAAGCCCTGCGTCGCTCAATTCGCGTCGGGCGAGACTGCCGGTCGATACCAGGCCGGTGAAATGCGCCTTGATCCGGTCGAGTGATCGAACCGCGTGGTAAAGCGATTCACGGGCGCCAATCTCTTCCGGCTGCGTGCCCGCTATCTCCGCCAGATACCCGGCCCTCAGAACGTCAAACGCTTCGTTGAACAGGTCGCTGGCAAGCAGGGCCTCTGCCTTTGCAGCCCGATCAACGTCCTTGCGAAGTCCGATCTCGTCCGTCATTTGGCGGGCTTCGCCTTAGCCTTGGCCTTAGTCGCAGCCATGGCCGTCTCGGCCTGCTGCTGCTTGATCGCCGCATCGTGGCTCCGAGCCTGCATTTCCGCTTCGTGCTGGGCGAGCTTTATGTTCGCATCCATCATCGCCAGCTCGCGATCGAGCTCAAAGCGGCGCTCGGCAAGGGCCATTTCGGCCTGCGTCTTGCGGTCCTGCGTGGCAATGTCGGCCTGTGCCTGGACCTTCTCGATCTCGGCCTTTGAGTTAAGCGCCTGCTGATCGGACTGGAACTTCATCACGGCCATTTGCTGGTCGTGCTGCATCTGGGCCTGCTGCATCTGCAGCTTGGCCTGCGTCTCGATGACCTTCGGATCAGGCGGCGCCGGCTGGGCGGGGTTCTTCGGGTCGCTTGGATCGGCGTAGAACTGATCGATTGCCTTTTCGCCGCCCGCCGCGAGGAGCTTCTTCAGCGAATTGTAGATGTGGATCGGCTTGACGAGGTTCTGGCCGGGGACCATGAAAATCTGCTGCTGGATCTGCAGATTGTTGGTCCAGAACGCAGCCTCTTCCGCCTTACCCCCTGAGCCAAGACCGACACTGATGGTCAGATCGTCGCGCTTCTTCCAATCGCGCGGGTCAACGCTGACCCACTTGTTGCGCAGACGAACCGTGTCGGCCTTCGTGGCGTTCTTCCTGATCGTCGCATGCAGGAGCGAGAACAGGTCCTTGATGCCCGTTTCGGCAAAGATGCGGGCAATGAGCTTCATGCGCGCCTGAGCGGCGCTGTAGGTCTTGTTGACCGCAGTTGCCGACTGGTTCTGCAGCGCGTCGGCGTCGATCCCCTGCCCTTGGCGCGTTACACCCGTGCGCCATTCCCGTGTGGCGTCGAGATATTCGACTACCGGAAAGACAAAATCCCCGATTGGCTGATTGGGGATGGGTAGAACGCCGCCGGGCTGACGTGTCCGCACCACGCCGCCCGGACGGTTGTTGAGCAGATCGTCCAGCGTCTTGGCGTGGGCGTGACTCTCGGCAACTTCCAGCCTCTGGTTGTTCGCCAGATACACGTTGTCAAAGATGCCGCGGAGGAGCGAGCTCTTCTGCCGCATGATGTCCATGACCGTATCGGCAACCGAGCGGCCGAAGAATCGATGCGGCATGATGATCGGCGTAATGGCAGCGAACGGAGGCATGTCCGCCGGGGTGACGTCGGGCTTCCCATCCCGCGTCAGCACCACATCAGGCGTTCCGCCCGTCACAACACGATAGAGGCTGGCTTTGCCGGTCTCCTCGTAGTCCATGACGCAGAAATGTTCGGTGACCTTGATCCGGCGATTGGGCGGATTGAGGTTGCTCCCGCCCGTGCCGGTGTTCTCGTCCACCGTGTCGCGAGAAATGGACTCGCTGGTGTCGTTGTTTGGCTCTCCGAATGGCAGGGTCTTAACCTGCTCCTCGTCATAGCCGTCATTGATCAGGTCGTCCTGCGTGCGCCACGTCGTGTGCGCCGTGTACGAGGCATCCCTGATCCGCTTGGACCGGCGCGCAATCGCGAACTCTTCCGGCGGCACCGCTTCAACGCGGGCGCAGCCATATTTCTTCCGACGTACGACCGTAACGTCATGCATCATGGAAGGAGCGGGCGGAGCACCGGCGCCCGGGAGGGGGGCGGGCATCGGTGCTGGCACGCCCTGCGCCGGCATAGAGCCGGGCAAGCCCATCATATCCATCAGGCGGCGTCCCTCGCCGGCTCCGAGCCCTCTCCAGGCTCTTCACCGGGCGCATAGGTTTCGTGCTCGACTACCTCGACCTCGGGGTCCGACAGGAGCATCGCAAGGCCATCGTCGTCGAGGCCGCGATAGGTCTCGCGCTCCTCGTTCTCGCCCTCTTCCCACCAGACTTTGACGACGCCATTCTTCTGCAACAGCGCGTCCTTGATCATGGTGTAGAGGATCAGGAAACCGTCGTTCTTCTGCATGAAGACGTGATTGACGTAATCCGTCTCCTGCTCGGCGGCCGGCTCGTCCTCTTCGCTGACCGGGTTGAACTTGACTACCTCATCCCCGGCGCAGAAGATTTCCATCAGGCTCGGCATGAGGCCTTCAACCGTGTCGGCCACATCGGAAGAGACAGCCTTGGATCGATCGACCGGGTCGGGAATGTCGGAGGTGATATCCCCGAGGTAGTATTCCATCGCCTTAGTGCGCTCTTCCGAGAGCTTCGACGCATTCATTGCGGACAGCGCGTCATCGCGCTCCGCAATGAGAAGCGCCTGAAGATCGGAGATCGCCATCGGCATCTAGACAATTCCCATGTTGGAATATTTCAGGTCTCGGCCGAAGGCGCTCGTTGCGCTCGGCTCTTCGTAGTCGATCGCCATAAGGCCGAATGCGTCCGCGCCGTGTGAAGACCAGTCATGCTCAGGCCCCAGCCCGACATTGCGCTGGTCGTCTTTCTTCTCGTGGTAGTAGCCAAGCGATTCACGCCCGGCCTCTGTCGTGGTCTCGTTGAACCAGCACTTCGGGAAGATGCGCCGCACCGCCTCGACGCGCATCATGGCTGCGCCGCGTCCTTGGTTCTTGACGACCTTGGTCTCGAATTCAGCGTCGCGAAGATGCTGATCGTACCGCTTGCCGGTGATGTTGTTTTCGTTCACGCCGTCATGCGGCAGAACACACAGGGCCTTGCTCCAGCCTCGAGACCGCAGCTCATTGACGTAGTAGGCGAGGACCTGGCCGACGCCCTCGATGTAATCGAGCACCCGGATTTCCTGCCCGACGAACTGGACAATCCAGATCGCCATGGCATCGGCAGTCGCGCCCGAGCCGCCAAGATCGAAATAGGCGCGAATGGGAAGCAGCGGATCAGCCGCTACCTTGCCGATCCGACCTTCCGCCTTGGCCTTTGCCAGAACGCCAGCGAAGTAGGCACCCTCGAATGCCTTGGCGTAGTCGCCTTCCCAGATATGGTCGTACCGCTCCGGGTAGAGCTTGAGATCGAGTTGGCGCTCTTCCTCAAGCTCCTTGGTCCAGAA